AGACGTGGCGTAGTGTGGTTCCGTCGTTGCGTCTCATGAGGGCACCAAGGCTATCGGTGAAGACAACCTTGGCCGTGTGACCTAGCTTTATTTCGGGGTCACACATCACGCGACCGCCGATTGCCCGCCAGCGATTGCAGAAATTCAGATCACCTCCCCATCGCGTACCGTCGACCAACGTCCGCTGAAAAAGTAGCGGCGTTTCGGTAGCGTGCCCATTATTACCGTTGAAGGATTCCGATAGGTTCGCGAGCGTCTCTATGACGTTGCGCGACATTCTCAGGAATCCCGTGGGTAGACCCTCGACTTCGAGCAGTCCGTTTTCGGTAACCTCGCCGGGCATCATCCGCACCGGCATATCCCCCTTTTTATCGGGCCGCTTGAAAGGGTAAACGGCCCCTATTAACTCTTCGTCGTATTGGCATAGCTTGACCAAGTCGGCAGCCTGCCATGATACGTCAGCATCGAGAAAAACAAGCTCGGTGCAGTCTGATAGCAAGAATTCTTGCATAATTCGGTTGCGGCTATCGTCGACGTGACAATTGCCTTGTAGTAAGTAATATGCCGTCTGAATGCCTGCTTTATGCAGCGCTTCGCGGCTATCCTGTAGCGAGAATGTATAGCTCGCGGTCGGATTATCGTAACTTGTCGTTGCGATACAGACCTTTTGGCCTGTCGCAGTTGGTCCATTGTCTTGGTGTAGCGTGCTCATAGAGTGTGGTGCCTCTGAGAATTGGGGACCAGCCCACCACGGCCAGCCCCCTCATCCGGTTAACTTACGTGGTTACAATCAACCCCAGTGCGACTAACGCAGCGTTGATCGATACGATCGCGGCCTCGTTAGTGGCTGTAGTGGCTGATGGGTTAGGAGCGGTGACGCTCTGTTGAACGACTGGCGTGGCCGCGAAGAATCCGACTTTATCAGTCGAAGTCAACCCAACACACATTCCGCCGCTCATGTTCCCGCCGAGATATTCGACGTCTGAGGCTCGTGCTATTGCCATGATGTTGTTTCCTTATCTGTTGTTGATTACGAGCCTGAACCCATTACGCGGCAGGCCCACTCAGGACGGAGCGCCTTATATCCGTGAAGGATATCGAGGCGACAGGGGATGTTATCATTGTTGATGTCGTACTGTCTCACCAAACGAATGCTCAACCCATCGTATTGTTCCCGCGCTGCAAAGTGGACGCCTTGCGGCATTTCCAAATCGGCAGTTGCGAACGCAAACGCGTCCTTATGATAAGCAAGGTGGTTGGGGTACGCCGTGGAGGCCGTGCCAACCATCGTGATTACATCATCATCGCTAGGCAGGTGGTCGATATTTTGATTCGCACCTGACGCTTCTAGCGACGGCGTGAACGTCAATAACGTGGTTGTCGCCGCAGAGATAACAAACTGTTGCTCATGCGAATAAGCAACCTTAGTCTCTGGGTGGACCGCTTTAACTCCAGCTATAGTGAAGATGTCACCAACGGCAGCAGCGGCACTTGCCGCGTCAATCGTCAGATTTGCATCACCCTCGGCCGGTGTGTCGTTGATAGCAACGGCAACATCACCACCCACTGTGTGAGTATAGATGCGTTCGTTCTCAACCCACTTCAAGCCCATCGTCCGGCCAACAACACCATCGCGGTACTGTTTGCTGATCTCTTTAGAGTCATGAAATAGACCCTTGAGAGCATTAACTTCGCCAGCCATGTCGACCGACTCCATTTGGATGCAACGATTGTCGTCTTTCGGCGCTAAGTTCTGATTGAGCTTGGCCTTCGCCTGCGCGATCTCCAAGATGGTAGGCAGAGTGCCGGGAGTGCCGACGTGGTTATAGACTTCCTTCGTGACGCTATCGAACATCGAGCTTTCAATGTTTGACACTAAAACGGCAACCGCCGGTTCAATGATGCGCTTGCTGAAGTCATCAATCTCCATAGTCAGCTCTTGACTAGAGAAGTTCATGTCGACACCCTTTTGGGTGGCGACGGTTAGCGACACGCTACTCTCCGCAGTATCCTGCGCGTTTAGCGTTTTTCCCGTTCGAACCGTGTATTCATTCGGGAGTCGGATTTTAAGGGTATCGCCGATCTTCGCGCCAGTTTTGGCAAACGATGAGTCGTATTGGCGGTCGACGGTGCCGATAAAGGCAATCCGCTCGTGTGCTACGCGCAGAATTTCGCGCGTAACCGCCGTTGGTGTTAATGGTGTGTTGGCCATTTGTCATGTCTCCGTTGAGTTAGAAGGTGCGGATTATCCGCGTACTTGTTTATTGCGCTTAGACATCCATTCTTTAATGTTGGACTTGTCGTTGGGCGTGGATGAACCAGACCCTCGACTACCAACCGATTTGGTTGTCCTTGGTGCGTTAGATGGTTGCTTAGCTGTTTTTAGTGCGACCGCTAATTCTCCGATCGCGAGCACCTGATGCACTTCCGACATGTTCGAGATTCTCGAAGCCTTTGCCGGGTTTTTGCCGAGGTGATACCATAAGTCTTGCCCTTGGTTCGAGGCTAGCAAGGCCTCCGCCATCGTGGGCGATATCTCTAGGTTCTCAGATAATGCCACTTCCTCGAAGTCGGCATACTTATCTACCCCTGCATCAACCGCATCGTCTCGCGTCCGTTCGAATGTTGCCACCGCGTCCTGTTGGCCCTGGTGCGCATTACGTTCGTTCTGCTTATTTTCCAGTTCCGCTATTCTGCGGTCCGCCTGATGGTCCACTTTCGCCTCGATGTACTGTTCATAATCATCGAATTGGTCGCGGTCCGGGGCGGGCCTCACTTCCGCGCGAGGTCGCTGCAAGTCGGTTATTAACCGCTCCTGCTCACGCACTCGCTTGGTCAGCTTATCGATCTTTTTCTGGACTCCGCGCCTTGGACGTTTTGGCTTTTCTACCGGTTCTTCATCCGGTCCCGCCTCTCTGTCCTCGTCGTTGGTATCCTCGGCCTGATCGTTACCGTCTAACGCTGCCGAAGCGTCTTCTTCTATTTCAACAGTAGGTTCGTCTGTCGCGGCTTCTTCGTAGTCTTCATCGCTCATTCTTGCGTTCTCCGTTTGGGAGGCACGGTGTAAGCTCGCCGTGAAGCGCCTTGCGGCTAGTTTAGAGGTGTGCTAACGCCTCCGATTATGTCTCCGTTTTCGTCTGTTTCTATTGTCATCTCGCGCGGCTTGGCTATCTCTGCCAACGTCGCCGCGAGCATAGCTCCGTACTGCTCCGTTGATTGCGCTAACGCGGCCTGCATCTGTTGCATCTGCTGCAACATCATGTCGTTGCCGTTGGCCTGTATCCCTGCGCTGTCCATGCCTAGTCGAGCCTGTGCTTCAGCTTCAAACCGCTGAAGTTCTAATTGTTGGGCGTCTAACCCAAGCTTGGATTGGTCGAGCTGGTTCTTGATGTTGGCGGCCTCTGACTTGCTGTCAATGTCGTACTTCTTGAGCTGCGCCTCCATCTCCTTGATCTCTTTTTCAATCATCTTGCCATTGATGACGCCATTCATTTGCTCGTTCTCTTCGGCTAGTTGTTGGGCTTGCTCTTGGAGCTGCTGGTGCTGTTCTTGCATTTGCTGCATTTGTTGCTGCATTTGCTGCATTTGCATTTGTGGGTCTGATTCTCCATCTTCATTATCCTGTAATATTTCGGGGGGAATGGTGGCGCGCATACGCTTCGCCATTTCATCTGCGCCAGGCCAATCCATGTTTTTCACGAGTAGGTCGCCAATAACGCCCCACAAGTTAGGATTCGCCTGTGTCATCTGAGCCATAGACTCAAACGCGTCTTGGCGCTTCGTGTTATAGCTAGGTCCGGTACTGACCGCCACGTCGTACTTGCCGACGCTTAGATTGTAAATATTCGTTACCTTGCCCGCTGCGTCCTGCATCTCACCTGATTGTGTGGTGGATAGTTGGACCACCTCCGCAGTGCCATCCTCGCCTAGCGTTCGGGCTATGCGGTCCGTGTCGTATATATGCGGGATGAGGTCCACTAGGATGCGCCCTGCGTGGCGTACAGCGTGACTCATGTTGTCAGGGTAGTGATATGTTGCGATGTCACCTACGCGCTGTCTGGACTGTATAGCTATGCCGGACTTTTCGTTTGACGGCTGACCTAAGCTAGCCGCGAACTGTCCGATCGTGGCCTGCAAGTCGCCATCAGCCATCTGCAACATACTGACGAATCCGTTATTGACGCCTGCCGGGAATTGCCGCGCAGGTGGTGGCAATGGCTGCCCATCTTCCGACATAGCGTTGTATGGCAGATATGCGTAATTCTTGATGTTGGACTGCGCCCACTCAGTCTCATGCCCGTCAAGCGCTTCTTCTGCGACGATCCACGGTGCCTTGGGCTGCAACGCGTTCGTTTCGGCATTAACACTCACCGAGTAATTATAAAGCCGCTGTGCGTCCTTAGCGCGCCTCACAATGCCATGCACAATGCGTTTATCGTCTACCCAATAGTCCTCGCCGGGGACGCGCACGATCGGGATATACTTGCCTAACTTCTCCATGCCCTCCGACCCGCCTTCAAGTATCTCTTGGCCGTTGAGCTTCTGCCACATCAGTTGCGGCTCTTGGATGCTTGTCACACCCTCGACAAACGCATCTATGCCTGATTTTTCGAACTTGCTGGCCTTCATCCAGTCGCCATTGACGTTCACATAGTCAACGTCTCTCTGCTCGATCCAGAAGTGCTCCGCTACTCGAATGCGCTTATCTTGGACCCAAGTATCGCCAACGCCTTGCAAGTCCCAATCAATCTTATCTGCCTTGGGGAATTCTGCTTTGAACGACTCCTCCGTCATGCTTTCAGTAACAAAGCATCGCTTTGCGTCCGATCCTGCATGGTCCTCAAC